GTGCCGGGTTCTGATCCCCTTCTGCGCGTTGGCAACCTCAAGATCACCGGTAAGGCGCAAGCTGGCCTCGCACATCTGCACTACGGATATCTGGACTGGATATCAAAGCAGGCCGTGCCATGGACGTCGACGGATGAATATCTGGCCGGCTGGGGTGCGCTGAAGAGCGTCTATCTGAAGGGTGCGGCTCCTGCGACAGGCAACGTGACGTTTCCGGGATCTTCCGGAACCATCCTCGCTGGGACGCAGGTTGTTCGCGGCGATGGCGTGACGTACACGACCAACGCAGACGCAACCGTATCGGGCTCGTCGGTGACGGTCGCAGTGACCGCCACGACTCCCGGCGCTAACGGGAACTGTGATTCGGGAACCGCACTAACGCTCGGCACGGCTGTTACCGGGATTCAGTCGGGCGGCACTGCTACGGGGGCATTCACTGGCGGCGCAGACGTCGAGACTCAGGCTGCTTTCAGTAGCCGCGTCATGTCGGCGTTTCAGACATTGCCACAGGGCGGCGCACAAGGCGACTACAAGACGTGGGCGCTCGCCGTACCGGGCGTCACTCGCGCATGGGTGGCGCCGAACGGATTCGGGACCGGGACCGTAGTCGTGTATTTCATGATGGACGTATCCGAAGCTGCCCACAACGGTTTCCCGCAGGGTACGAATGGCGTATCTGCGAACGATCAAGGCCCTGGCGGAGTTCCGCGCGGCACGGTGGCGACTGGCGATCAGCTAACGGTCGCGAACGCCATCATCGCGCTTCAGCCGGTCACGGCTCTCGTCTACGCCTGTGCGCCGATTCAGAACACGGTCAACTTCACGATTTCCGGGCTTTCGTCGTCCAGCACGACGACGCGCAATGCGATTGCGGCAGCTATTTCCGGCGTCTTCCTTGCCAATGGCGCACCGGGCGGGACGATCAACCTGTCTGATATTGAATCAGCCATCGGTGCGGTCTCCGGCACAGCCGGATTCGTGATCACGTCTCCATCCGGAAACATCACGAATGCGACCGGCAATCTGCCAGTCCTCGGCAGCATCAACTATCCGTGAGGTGAGCCATGCCAGCACCAAACCTCACTGGCGCGGACTTTCTCCGCGCTTTTCAGGCGCTCATGCCGCGCGGGCGCGTGTGGCCCCGAGATCCCGATGCGGTTCAGACGCAAGTTTTTACCGGCCTCACGCAGATCTACGGACGGACGACCGCTCGAGCTAATTACCTGCTCGTCGATGCCTTCCCCGCGACGACCTATGAGTTGCTGCCCGAATGGGAACTGACGCTCGGCCTGCCTGACCCATGCGCAGGCGAATCGCCAACAGTCCAACAGCGACGCGCTCAGGTCGTGGCGCGGCTCGCCAATAGTGGCGGCCAGTCCGCGGCGTATTACATCGGGTTCGCGGCAAAGCTTGGATACGGAATCACGATCACGAACTACGCGCCGTTCCGATGTGGGCAAAGCACATGCGGGCAGCAGCTGGGAAATACGGACTGGTTCTTTACTTGGGCCGCCAACGCTCCGCTTAACACGGTTACGCACTTTGCGGCCGGCCAATCAACGGCGGGCGAGCCCCTTGGCAGTTGGGGCAATACCGTTCTTCAGTGCGAATTGAACGCCATTGCCCCCGCGCACACGGTTCTGCAATTCCATTATTCCTGAGGTTTGAATGTATCAAATCGATAACTCGACTGCGGCATTGTCGCAGCCGGCGGCAACTGGCGCCGGTACTCCCGGCTTCTTCACTGACGGCAATCCAGCGACATCCACGCCTGCGACCATCGTTCCGGCAGAGTGGCTCAATGCTGTGATGATGGAGCTGTCCAACGTCGTCACCGGAGCGGGCCTGACGCTTAGCAAGCCGACGTATAACCAGGTTCTAGCGGCCATCAAGCGGCTCGGACAGAGCACCATCATCCTTGCCGATACCGGCGCGGCAAATGCATATACCGCCGTCAATTCTCCCCCGCTCGTCGCAGGCACCTGGGTCGACGGCGTCGTCCAGCAGGTCAAGATCGCCCATGCGAATACTGGCGCATCGACGTATGCTCCTGACGGCCTGACTGCGATTCCGATCTACGGACTCGGCTTGCAACCGCTGCAAGGCGGTGAGCTGGCGCTGAACGGCACCGCAGTGCTGATGCGCGCGACTATCGCGGGCGTGAACAGCGGCAATCCGATTGCCGTGCTCATGGAATGCGCAGGCGGAGCACAGCAAACCGCCCCCGCCACGCAGAGCCAGCATGCGGTGCAGATGGGGCAGACGTTTTCGACTGTTTCGCGCCGTGTTCAAGGTCTGATCGGCAACGTCAATGCTACGACGCCTCTTACCAAGTTCGACTTGTCAGCCAATGCTGTTGTTGCGGTCGATGCATCGGGTCGATCCTACGCCAAGTACGGCCTTTCAACTACTACGGTGGACTTGGGCCTTGCTGGTCCGGCAGTGAACGGCAGAGATCAGTCTGCCGCTTTCACGGCCTCGTCGTTTGTACACATTTACTGGATTTTCAACCCCACGTCGGTTACCTGGGGGCTGATAGGCAGCGCAGCGCTACCTACTGTCGGTCCGGCGTTGCCGTCTGGCTACACGGCATGGGTCTATGCAACCACCCTGAACTGGAACGCTTCGAGCAACATCGTACCGTGCTTCGTCGAGGGCGCGGAGGTCGTTTACGATTTGGCCGATGCTGGTGTGAACCGCGTTCTGAGCGGGGGAGCCGCCACAACCATGACGTCGGTTTCGTGCAGTGGATATGTGCCGCCCAATGCGGTCCGCGGCCTGATCATCGCCCTGTTGTCGATGGTAGGAAATGTTACTCCACTGGTGTGTTATACGCGTCGCACGGGGTCCGCCACGACTGGACAGAACGTCGTTAGTTCGTCTGTTCAGGTCAATGGGCAGACCGGGCAATCCACTAACTGGGTTGATATGCCAATGAATTCTTCGCAATCATTTGACTACCGTGTCAACGTTTCGCCATCATCGGGTGGCGTTTCATTTGAAGTGCGTGGCTATGTCGTCGCTAATGGAGACTGCTGATGGGCGCCAAGAATTCCTTCCGCGATCCAGGAACTAACGTATTGAAGGCTTGGGGTTATACGGATCAGAACCAGCCCGGCGATCTTGTCAGGGCCGAGGCGGACGACTTCAATCTCGAGCCCGGCCAATGGCAACTGGTCAATGGTGAGTGGGTGGAATACTCACCGGGCTGACCTGAACCTCCGCGCGATCTTTGTGCTCGCTGATCGCGCGGCCGCGCTTCGCAAACGGAAGCTCAACCAGTCTGTATGTGAGATCGGCCGCCAGTAGCGCCGCGCCGATCGCAATCGGGACAACGCCCAAGACTAAGGCGGCGCTGTCCCAACAGCCTTTCGCGCCATTGCGCATGATCAGTTCGCGCACCACGATGAACACGGGCAGGTGACAAAGGTAGAGCGAGTATGAGCGGTCACCGAGCCATTCGATACACCGCCAAAACTTGGAAACCGATAGCGTCGCATCGTACGAGCAGATCCAAACCGCAACGAAAGCTGCTGCCGTGACGATCGGAATGGTGTGCTGCTGGCTTATGGAGGGCGCTAACGCGACGATCGCGATCGATGCGAGCAGCAGCATGCGGCGAAAATAGGTGCGGCTGATTAATCCCCATGAAGCGCGATAGCCATCGGTGGTCGTGAGCCAGTAGAGGCAGACCCCAGCGACCATGGCGCCGAACCTGAAGAAATAGATGTAAATCCCGTCGCCAGCGACGTGTAATGCAAAAGCCGCTACGACACCGCATAGTGCGACCGCTCGCAATGGCAGGACGAGAAGCATTAGCGAGAGGACGGCGTAGAATTGCTCTTCGAGAGAGAGGCTCCAATAGACCGACGTGGAATAGAGGTTCGGGCAGGAAATGCCGACGGCATGCTGCGAAAGGCACGAGGCCCACAGGTAATTCGAGTAGCCGAGCATGCCCGAGATCGCGCCCTTGGCGATTAGCCATGGCTGCATGAAGTCCATGCTTGCGACAAAGAAGCCTGTGCATACGGCGATCACCGCCCAAAGCCATGCAGCAGGCATCAACCGGAAAGCCCGTCGCGTCCAGAAACTCCGTAACGCTGCGCGGCCGAGATTGCAGTTCGCGTTGCCTGTGAGGCTCGCGATTGAGCGGGAGATAACGAAGCCGGATATTACGAAAAACAGGTCGACGCCACTTCTAAATGATGTGACGTCCATCAACCTGTAGTACCACAGCGGAACAGGCAGTGTCGGCCCGTAATGCTGGATGAGTACGAATGCGATCGAAATTCCGCGAAGGATCTGAATTTCGCGATTTTTCGGCGACGACGGTCCTGTTCTCATGTTGTTTGCGACGCTTATATTACTAAGCGCTGCATTCTATTACATGGTTAGAACTTCACCTTCAGTTCTAGCGCATTTGCGTCATTCCACAACGGCGGAAAATCGCGCGATTCGCTGCTGACCCGCATGAAATAGTGACGGTATGACAACGTGAATCGCCCGTTGCCGACCGATGCGCCGACGACCGGTGCGACCGACCAGTATTTGCCATCAATGTGCAGGTTCCGCGGCGCGCCGCTGCCCGGTATCTGCCAGCCGACCACATCTTCTGTCCAGCTATCGCGGTGGATGTACGCGCCGGCCTCGACGCCGAGGCGCACGCCGTTGATCCAGTAGTACGGCTCAAGTGTCAACGCAACGCCTTGCGACCGGCCGCTGCCCGTGAAGTAAGCCTGCGGGGCGTCGACTACCTTGTTGTACCGGTGTGTGTTGGCATTGTAGTTGTCGTCCATCGTCGTGCACTGGCAGCTTGCCGCCGCGCGCCCGAGATTCACGTACTCCGCGTGCCAGTCAGCACCCCATTTGCCGCGATTGAAGATCGGGCCAGTGAAGCCAAGCGAGAACGCTGGCGGTTTACTGGTGACGTGATTGTCGCCGTTCGGCATGCCCTGCTGATACCAGCGGCCGTCCTGTGTCGTGTAATGCGCAGCACCTATCCCCACTTCGGCTTGCACATAGTCGTTGATGTAGTCAGCATGTGCACTTGCCGCAGCGCAGCCGAGCGACATAGCGACCGCAGCAGCGCGCCAGCGCGAACCTACCTTACGAGTCGATCGCGTGACAGCGACCGGCTTGCGAACCTCACGACGAACGCGAGACGATTGAACCACCCGATTTGTTTGCATGGTTATTCTCCGAGCGCAGCTTTCACGAGCGGCGCGATGACCTTCAGTTCTTGAGTTCCC